AAAACACAAACCAGGTAGTATTGAAGAACTTGTAGCTAAACAAGGTAGTTACAGAGAAGATTCAGGTTACCAAGCAATGTTTAAAAAAGAACTAGATAAAGCCGGCAAAGGTATCGGTTCAATGTCACCTGCTGAAAAGAAAGCATTTTTTAACAAGATTGATAAAAAATATACAGCAAAAAATGAAGAAGTTGAACTTAATGAAAAGGCCAGTATGGCTAAAATGTACACTAAGAAAGCGTCTAATGGAGATGTAGAAGTTTTTTATAGAGGTAGAACAAAATATGGTAATAATAAACAAATAGGTTATTATCATAAACAAGGAAGTAAGTTTGTAGCTTACCATGATAATTCTGATGATGAAGATGATTTCACACAATCAGATACTTTTAATGATGAAAGGTCAGCTCAAATGACAATTTTGCAAACAGCTGCTAAAAATCGTGTGATTACCGAAGGCATGGAAACTATGGTGCCTACTAAAAAAGATGATGAAAAAGACATGAACAGAAAAGTTACCATGACAGGCGAAAAACCTACAAAAGTTGATACAAAACCTAAAGTAGATTACAACAAATAATCATAGCTGCGACAAAATAGCTGTTGCCTTTTGTATATACATCTGGTATAGTAGTATTATGAAAGGACAAAAAACACTATGAATAACTTACCTAAAATATATTGTGATATGGACGGTGTACTTTGTGACTTTAAAAAGTATGCTGAACAAACAGTAGGTGTTCCAATCAATCAATGGATGAAACTGTCTAAAGTAGATAAGTGGAAACCTATTGTTGACAAAGGTGATTTTTGGTCTACAATGCCTTGGATGCCAGGCGGTAAAGAACTTTGGAACTTTATTAAGCAGTACAATCCTGATATTCTTTCTGCTCATGTAGAAGAAGTTAGAGACCCGACTTGTATTCCAGGTAAAACATTGTGGGCTAAAAGAAACTTAGGTATACCTAACAATCGTATCAACTTAGTCAGACGATTTCAAAAAAAAGACTACGCACAAACAGGATATAAAAGTCCTGCCATTCTTATTGATGATTATGAGAAGAATACAAAAGAGTTTACCGCTAGAGGTGGTATAGGTATTCATCATACATCAACTTCCAATACTCTTAGACAGCTTAAAAAACTAGGCTACTAATCTCTCCTATTATAAATAGTGGTACATAATTTGTAAGTGAGTACCAATTAACTATTTAAAAGGGAGAGAATACTATGTCTATGCAAACTAGCGCAGATTCAGCTGCTGGCGCTCCGTTATGGGCGTGTGCTATGGTAAAATTAGCACCAACGGATTCAAATAGAACTAATTTATTTGAGGACGCTGTAGCAGATAACTTTGTAACAGGCCAAACTATTGGTCTTTTCAACTATGCAGATGGCGAAGTCGCAGACGGAGCTGCTCATGCAGGTTGGAACTTGAAAATTACAGGTTCAGGCGGTAGAGCTGGTAGAGTACAACACGAAACTTTATCAGTATTAACTAACGCTGCTTAATAACAACTAATTAGAGGGGGCTTCGGCCCCCTTTATAAATATATAAACAAAGTGATGTAGGAAAATACCTACAGTAGCATTCCTCGAAAGAGGTTAACAGGAGATAAAAATGGCAGATAAAAAAATCACACAATTGACCGACCTTGGTGACGGTCTAGCAAGTGTTGACTTGTTTCATGTAGTAGATGACCCAAGTGGAACACCAATCAATAAAAAAATCACAGCTGAAGATGTATTCAATAACATACCTACATGGTTAGGTTTGAATTCTACATCACAAGCAATAACAGGTGATGGTTCAACATCAACAGCAATTGAAATTACAAATCCAGTTACCGAAGTAAACGCTACTTCAGCAGCTGCACCTTGTACATTAGCTGATGGTGCAAATGGACAAATTAAAACAATCATTAATGTTTCAACAGCAGGTACAAACGCTGTTACAATTACACCTACTAATTTTAGAGGTCACACATCAGTTATTCTAAATGCACCAGGTGAAACAGTAACATTAATGTTTAAAAATTCAAATTGGAATGTGTTAGCGGGACACCCCGATATTTCATTTGCTTAATATTGAGGTATTATAATGAATATTAGTATTGATAAATTAATAGAAGAAAAAACTTTACTACAAAAAGACTTTGATGAGTTGGGTAGAAAAGTAAGACAAGTTGAAACTGAAGTTGCACAAATGAAAGCAAATATGAATGCTATCAACGGTGCCATTCAACAGACAAACAAACTGATTGATATGGCAGGAGAAAGTAAAAAGAAGAAATGAAAACTCTAAAACAATATATTAAAGATAAAGATTTAGAGGACTTTGAAGAAGACTTAATGGCTGAAAGTCCACCTAATACTGCTGACGCAATGAAGCGTTATAAAGCAGGTAAGGCTGGATTTACAGACAAGGCTCATTTAAAAGCAAAAGGTCTGATTGCTAGAAGTGATGGCGAGAAGCGAAAATCAGACAAGTATAAGTAGGAGAAGAAATGAAAACTTTTAAACAACATGTAAAAGAAGGCTACAAACAAGGTAAGTATGGTGCCGGTAATGTTGGTACACCAGAAGTTAACTCTGTAGAAGATGGTAACATTGGTGCTCATAACATTCACGACCCTAAAATCCTTGAGAGAGTAAATGCATTTGTAGGCTCTATCGCAGGTCAGGAGTATTTAAATCCGAAAGCTGCTATGGAACAACTTGCAAATAAATTAAAAACGATTGGTTTGGACATGGTCATTCCTGAAATGTCAGGTAATGGTTCTGCTAATCTTGAAGTGACACAATTCGGCGGAAGATTTGGTAAAGATATTGACGGTTCCGATATTAATGATGATGGCATATCTCACAAAAAAGAGGGTGGTCTGAAACTTAATGTTAAGTACGAAACCTTAGAAAACGGTTCGTCAAAAGTCTTTGCTAAATTAGTATAGACTTTTTATGTTCAAGGAAATAACCAAAGATAATTGGTTGTTGTTCGCACAACAAAACTATGATAACCCTACTCTTGAAACAGAGATAGAGTTTTATGATGATATAAAGCGATTTAAATATCTTAAAAGGTTATTTCGTAAATACGATATTACAGGTGAAATTAAGATAAGATTAATCTTAAACCACTTAATCGTATTGCAAAATGTTTTCGGTGCTGAAGTGGCAATAACATTATTGTTATATAAGATTGATAAGAAATATTGGTCAGTATTAAAAACATGTTTGAACTATCTGGAGTACCTATATCCACACGAATTGGATAATGTGAAAACAGATAAGAACATAGAGGAAATGTTAAAAGAACTATGAGTAGAGCAATTGATTTAATTATTACTTACCGAGTGGTAAAGATGTTAGTAACACCTTTTAATAAGTTTAAGGCTTATGATTTAGGTATTATTGATGAAAAAGGTAAGTCATTAAAGAAAATGAAAGAAGTAAAAGGTAGTGACCGTAAACACTATACTATGCTACACAGATTTGTATTCAATTTAAAAAGAATACTACAGAAAGTAGGATTAGGTAGTAGATTAGGTTCATTTGCCGTTGCTTTAGCTTTACTAATTAAAGAAGATAAATCATATGCTGAACACAAAGACGCAATTGAATCAGCATTAATAACATATTTAAAAGAAGAAAATTTATATAACATGTTGTTAAATGAAGTTAGAGAAATGCCAGAAATTGAAGAAGAACCATACATGACATGCTTTGGTATGGGTGTATATGAAAAGAATGGCGAACTGGTATCGGAGGACAATTATGCCAAAACATTATAAAGAAATGATTGATGAAATCATTAACAAAATGGATGAAGACGCACCGGCAAATGCTGTTGCTCATGGTGGTGTTGATATGAATCCAACAGGTAAAAAGAAAAAAGATGACGCCGAAGATGTATTAAGAAGAATGATTATGAAAAAAATGGGGCAATCTGTTAAAGAAAATACCGATAACAATAATGTTGTTTTAAGAGGTATCAATGAAACTTTAAATAAACTTGAAGATAAGATTGATGAGAAAAGTGGTATTGTCAAAGAAGAAATCAAAATAGTAAAAGAGAAAAAAACCTTTCACGATAAATTTATTAAAGACTTAGCAGACAATACTCCTCACGAAGGACAGTTTGGTGAAGACATTTAAAGAATATACAGGTGTCACAGGCGTAAGAATTGGTGGCTTAGATAGTGTACACCCTATTGCTAGTTTAGGTGATAGACCACCTAAAGGAAAAGGTAGTAGGCATGATAGAGCTGTAGGCCTGGTACACGCACAAAAAAATCCTAGAATTGCAAGAAAACCTGGTCAAAAAGCAGGTTCAGATAAACATTCAGATTTATATACAGATGAAAATCCAAAAGGTACTATTCACGGTCTAGGTTTTACAGATGCCGCTAAGGCCAAACAATCTATAAATAAAATAAAAGGTTCTGGTAAAACACATGCTCATAAAATGCAGGCTGCCATTGCAATGTCACAAAGAGCCAAAGTTGCAAGTGAAAGAGCAAAGGATCCAGAAAAGAAAAAAGACCTAGCTGCAGCTCATAGAGTCTATCAACAATATATAAATCAAAATAAAAAAAGTAAGGACTAAAATGGAATTATTAGTAACATTAGCTATTAAATTTTGGATGTGGACTGTTTTAATTGCATTAATTATTATAGGTTTTATTATTAATTTATTTGATAAAAAGAAACCAAAATGTTATACATTTGAATTTATAGATTACCCGTTAATGAAACCTATAAGAATTGCCACAAAAGGTAAAGGTTTCTTTACAATGATTAAAATGTGGATACTCGGTGTTAGACATTGGGAAATCGCAAAAGACTTTCATTATAAATTAAACGGAGAAGATTTTGTAATACCAGCAGGTTTTAAATTTGATGGTGCAAGTATACCAAAATTCTTGCATCCATTTTTATCGCCAGTTGGTGTGCTTTTAATAGGTGGTCTTGTACACGACTATGGTTACAAGTACGCTACACTATTAAAGAAAAATAAGAAAGATACCTTAGGTACTATATCTCAAAAAAGAGCAGACGAAATCTTTAGAGATATTAATATCGGCGTAAATGGTTTCTATCTTATGAACTACTTAGCATACTGGTCATTAAGACTAGGTGGCTTTGTGGCCTGGAACGGTCACAGAAAAGTCAACGCTAAGATAAGATAAAAAGGAGGTTCAAGTATGAACTGGATAAAAGGAAGAGTAAAAGAAATGTCTAGCTGGTCAGGCGCTGCTTTGATTGGACTAGGTGCAATGATTATATTAGGAGGTCCATTTGTCAACATGTTGGCATGGGCAGCTGTGATATGGGGAATTATATCCATAGTAAAAAAGGACTGAATGAATGGGAATTAGATTATTTTTTATAGGACTTATAGTCACCGCCTTAGCCGGCGGTGGCTTCTATGTTTTGAAGTTGCAAAAAGATAATGCAATTTTAAAAGCAAACGCTATCAAAATGGAATCAGCAATCGCTGACCAAAAAACACTAATTGAAAATCAAAAAAAAGATTTTGAGGCCATACTTGTGGCTAACAAAGAAATGAACGAACTAATTGGTAAACTAAAAACAGATTTTGCCGATTTAGATAAACGATTTAATAAGAAAAACAGAGATGTTGGTTTACTTGCAATTGAAAAACCAAAAACAATTGAAAGAATTACTAACTCTGCTAGTGATAAGGCTAACAGATGTATAGAAATCGCAAGTGGTTCACCATTGACGGAGAAAGAGATTAATGCTACGAAGAAGTCTGAAATCAATACAGAGTGTCCTTCTATTGCTAACCCTAACTATATTCCTTACTAGTTGTGCTGGAGTAAAAGAGTTAAGTATATTTAAAGAAGAAGTACCTAGAGCTAAACTTAATTTAGAAAAACCAACTCCATTACAAATGGAACAACTTCATTGGCATATTATTACCAGTGAAAATGCAGCTGAAGTGTTTGCTAAATTAGAGGCCGATGGTATCGACCCCGTACTATGGGGTTTGACAGATAAAGATTTTGAACTATTAGCAAAGAACTTTGCTCAGATTAGAAATAAATTAGTTGAAACAAATGCTTTATTAGAAAAGTATAAAGAGTATTACGAACCAAAGGAGAAAAATAATGATTAAAAATTTTAAAGATATAGTGGTCTTATTAATAACAAGTGGTGTACTATTACTCCTTGGAGTTATTATTATAGGTGACTATGTGGTAGCACTAGAAGAAAATAGACCAGTAGATGAAAGCGTAATTACATTAATGAAGATGTCAGTTACAGGACTAATTGGTGTCATTGGTGGATACATTGGTGGAAGTAAATAAAAAATAATGGACATTGTTGATATATTAAATAGATATGGATTTGCCACCTTAGCTGCAATAGGTATGGGTTGGTTTATATATTTCATATATGTTTATATCACAACGCAAATTAAAGTAAAATTAGGTGAGATGAATGGTGTTCTAATAGGTCTTATAGACAGAATTCGTATGCTAGATAACGACTTAATTAGATTAAGAACTAAACTGAACACAATTCTCACTATCAGAGAAAATTCTAAGACAAAACAAGACGACAGCAAGAGCTGATTCGTATAAATACCAGTATGAAAACATCATTAAAAATGATGTTAGTAGTGTCAATCTTATCATTATTACAATCGAATTCATTAATACTAGCATCGGAGTTAGTCCATGAATTTAGCAATCCAGTCTTTAGTGGTAATGGATATTCTCAACATGTCTTATCTGTAGACCAATTACAGTCACAGAGAAAGAAAGCCAATGAAGATGAGGCTAAATCAGCAGCCGCAGCCGCTGAAAGAGATGAGAAAAATAAGACAGTAAACAAATTTATTGCTAATGTGGAATCCAGAATTTATGCCAACTTATCTAAACAGTTAGTAGATAACATGTTTGGAACAAGTTGCGATAGTAGTACGACAACATGTCCTACAAGTGGAACTGCCGAGATTGAGGGTGCAAGTATCTATTGGGTAAAAGACGCAACTACTGAAGTAATTACTTTAACAGTAACCGCTGATGATGGTACTGTAACTACAATATCTGTGCCGATAGGAGATTTTCAATTTTAAATGGAGATGTTTCTAACAATATTAGGCAAGTTTGGTTTACCTGTAGCAGCTGCTGTTGTTATGGGGTTTTTTATATTTTTGGTAATAAAATATATCTTAGACTCTGTTGTAGGACAAGTTTCAGGAATGCATGGAATTATAATGAGTTTGGAAAATAGAGTTAAGAATATGAATAACGATATGATTAAATTAGACATACAAATTTCAGACGCATTAAATTTGAGACAAGATGAAGAAAGAATTAGTAGAGCCGATGGAAAAGAAGACGCAAGGAGAGATTAATGCTAAAATTTTTGCAGGTGGTCTTAGTGGGATTGATAGTGACAGGTTGCGCCAACACGGCAAAGGATGTTAAAACATTTCAAGGCAGTATGCCATATGTTGAGGGTACGCCTACACTAGAACAACTGAAATCAATTCCTGATTTGGATGGTCAACCAAAGATTACTATTGCAGTATATAAATTTACCGACCAAACAGGACAGAGAAAACCTAGTACAAAGTTTTCTCAGTTATCAACAGCTGTCACACAAGGGAGTGACGCATTTGTTATATCTGCTTTGAGAGCAGTATCGGATGGTGACTGGTTTCAAGTTGTTGAAAGAAATGGATTAGATAATCTTGTCAAAGAGAGACAATTGATTAGAAGTACGAGAGATTTATATGATGGCGAACAAGTAATACAAAATGTATTAAAACCATTATTGTTTGCAGGTTTACTTATTGAGGGTGGTATTGTAGGTTACGATAGTAATATACAATCAGGAGGTGCAGGTGCTAGATATTTTGGCATAGGCTTAAATGAACAATATAGAGTAGACCAAGTTACTGTATCAATGAGAATTGTGTCAGTACAATCAGGAGAAATTTTACTATCCACTAATGTGACTAAGACCATTGCAAGTCACAGTAGTGGTGGAGATGTGTTCAGATTTTTAGACATGGGCACAAAGGCCTTAGAATTAGAAACAGGTGTGGCTGTAAACGAACCTGTGAATTATGCAATACGGACTGCTATCGAGTTTGCAGTTTTAGACATGATTTACGCTGGCGAAAAACAAGGTTTTTGGAAGTTTAAAAAAGAAAAAATAAAAACTATCCATGAGGATAGAAAATAAGAAGGGACAAATAAGCTATGAAAAGGATAATAAGCTATATTATGTTTGTTATGTTTGTAATGGCTGGTCCATCGTTTGCGAATGACATTTATGTGACACAATCTGGTGCTAACTTAGATTTAGATATAACACAAGATGGCCAAAATAACACAGTAGGTAATGCTCAAACATCATCTGCTTCAACAGGTGCAACAACTGTGTTAGATATTGACCAAGTAGGTAACTCAAATGTCATTACATATCAGGTAAATGGTGCAACATACACAGGTACCATAAGTTTAACAGGTGACTCAAATGATGTCGATTTAAATTGTGATAGTGGAGGATCAAACAGCTCATGTGGAACTGTAACTGCTTCTATTACTATGGCCGGTTCATCAAATGACATTGATTTAGATATTGGTGAAACAAGTGACGCTTCAAACTCAACTGTAACTATAACAGGACAATCTGGTTCAGATTCAAATATTATAGCTGCAACAGTTGATGGTACAAGTGCCGTTTTAACTTTAACAGTAAACGGTGATACTAACAATTACTTAATTGATATAGACGGTGACGGTGATGTTAATGGTCATACATTAATTCACTCACACACAGGTGGTATTGGAGATGTAGATATTACACAATCAGGTGTTAATGATAACTACATTTCATTAACTACAAGTGGTGACAACGCTGACATTGATATATCACAAACGGATTAACATGGAAAATATAACACTTTTACTATATACAGGATTAATAATATATGTGGTTTACAAATTTTATAATTGGGTGCATACTCTTAACCCTTACAACTTTACCAACAAATAGTTTAGCGACTATTGGTAATGTAAGTTTAAGTGAAGGTAAATCTGTAATTGACCGAAAAGATGGCAACAAAGGTATCATAGTAGAAAAAGATTTAGATGTCTTTACCTATGATACCGTCAAGACCGGTAAAGGTAAAGTTGCTATTGAATTTTTAGATGAAACTAGAGTAGATGTAACATCACACTCTAAATTAATTATAGATGAGTTTGTATTTGACCCTAATCAAAAAACTGGAAAGTTGTCTTTAAAGGCAGCTTTAGGTACAGTTAGATATGCTAGTGGTCAAATTGCAAAAAACTCGGCACAAAATATTAGTATAAAAACTCCGACTGCTACAGTATCAGTTAGAGGTACGGACTTTGCAATGACTATAGATGAGATAGGGTCATCTACAATTATATTATTACCAAGTTGTGATACAAATGGTAATTGTTTTGTCGGTGAAATATCTGTAGAAAGTGACGCAGGTCAGGTAATATTAAATCAGGCATTTCAAGCTACACAAGTAGATACGCCTGAAAGTAGACCTATCAATCCTGTAATTTTAGATTTAGATGAATCACTTATTAACAACTTGTTAATAGTAAGAAGACCACCTGAACTAGAAGACCAAATACAGTATGAAAAAAATTTAAAAATTGTTGCTAATGCTTTAGATATTGATTTTTTAAAATTTGATGATTTAGAAGTTGATTTATTAGAAACTAAAGAAGATGAATATGCTACAGCACTTGATATTGATTTTTTAGAACAAAATTTTTTAGTGGATATATTAGAACAATTAAATAAACAACTTGCATTACAAATGAGAAGTGAGTTTGATAAAGCTAAAGACACAAGAAAAACAGGAAAAGATGAATTTGGAGTTATATTATTAGACGAAGCACCTGAATGGGTTTGGATGAGAACAGATGAAGCAGGTAACAATATAGTTTTAAGATTAGACCAAGAACAAGGGTACAATATAAATGTGGTACAACAAGATACTGAAATCAGAGATTATACTCTCGGCGAGGGAAGTAATGAAATCTATATACAACAAAACCAATAAAGAAAATTGGCTGATGATTGTTTTATGGTTTGGTGTATTTTTATGTTTTTTAACCTTATGTACTAAAGCAATGGCGGATTTGAACTACAAAACTTACCAAGGAACTGGTTCTTATCCAAGTTTCCCAGGCAACGGTGGTAGTTTGTATTACGGCACAGTATTAAGTACAGGCACGGTGACCAGTTTGAATTACAATTGGGGTAGTGGTTATGTATTAGATTCAGGAAGGAATGAACAAGTAATCGTTAACTTCTATGGCTACATCACCATACCAGACACAGGTTCACAGGACATACAATTCTATCTGTATGCTGATGACGGCGTTTACATGAAGATAGACAACACAGTTGTTATCAACGACTGGCAAGAACAAGCTGCTGGTACTTGGAATTATGTTTCAACAGACCAAACACTCACAGGTGGACAAACATATTACATAGACGCTTGGTGGTATGAGAATGGTGGCGGTGCCGCTTTTGCGTTGTATTGGGACCAATCTGGTTCAGTAGCCTTGGTACCAAGCTCAGCATATTCAACCACAGAACCCACACCTACTGCCGGTATAACTTCAACTCAAACAACAGAATTTAATACATTTAGAAATAAATCTGTAAATGGTAACCAAATTTATGTTACACAAACAGGTGATGGCAATACTTTAAATATTCTACAAGACGGTGATGATAACTTAATCATAGGCACAGACTTAACATCATCAGCTGTAATAACTGGTGATAACAATGCTTTAGATATAGACCAACTTGGTAATGATAATGTTTTAGGTTTAGATATTGTTGGTTCATCAAACAATGTGGCAGTCACACAAAACCAAGACCAAAGGGCAAAGTTAGATATAACAGGTTCATCAAACAATGTAGATTTAGACCAATCAGCAATCAATTATGTTGGTGAGCATTATATGTCGGTCATTATAGCAGGCAATAGTAATAATGTTGATGTAGACCAGACAGAAACAGGTAATAAGAAACTATTTTTAGACATAGACGGTTCAAATAATGTCGCAGTAGACCAAAAAGGTACAGGTAATCATTATGCAGAAATAACCTTGACTGATAGTCATAATGTAGATGTAACACAAGACGGAAGTGGTGACCATAATGCAACAATTAATTTAAGTGGTAATACTTCTAGTGTAACATTGACGCAAGATAGTAGTACCTCACAAAACTATTATCTATATCAAAACTGTACACAGGCAAGTTGCTCAGCAACTGTGACACAGAATTAACATACAGGAGAGAAACAATGTATGAACTTTATAGCCTAAAAGAAAAACTTTATTTTTTATTATGTGGACTAATTATCGTGGGATGTGTCGTATGGGTAACACACATTGCTTGGGAATATAGAGTTATTAATCAACAATGGGACCAGGAATTTACTACACCAAAAGAATTTTGGAGTAAAGTGCCAAGGGGTATTAAAGGATAGATATATATTAATATGAAAAAGATTTTTACTCATTGGGCATTTGCCTTTGTTACATTATTTGCTCTCACATGGGTAGGTTTACAAGACCCTCAAATCAAAGAGATATTGAGGTTGAAATCTTTTGACTTACATTTTCAAAATCAAAATCCAGAAATATCACAAGACATTGCTATTGTTACAATAGATGAAAAGGCTATTGAAAAATATGGTCAATGGCCATGGAAAAGAGATGTGCTTGCTGATGTAATATTAGAATTAAGAAAACAAGGTGCTGGTGTAATTGTATTACCTATTTTATTTTCAGAACCAGATAGATTAGGTGGAGATGAATATTTTGGCCAAGTTTTAAATGACAATTTTGTAGTAATTGCACAAACAGGTTCACATCAAACACAACAAAACGGTTACCCTAGAGGTGTTGCAAAGATAGGTAATCCCTTAGAGTGGTTATTTGAATGGCCAGGCATGGTAGGTCCTATACCTGAAATAGGAGATAATGCAGCTGGTGTAGGTACAACAAATGTATCTCCTGAAATAGACGGTGTTGTAAGAAGAATGCCTTTACTTATGAAAATAGGTAATGATGTTTATCCTAATATTGCAATCGAAGTAATTAGAACTGCTACAGGTGACCCTAGTTATCAAGTTAAATCAGGTGACGCAGGCATAATTGCCATGAGAGTACCAGGTTTTGCAACAATAAAAACGGATGCAAACGCAAGAATATGGTTGACTTGGAACAAAGCATATCCTTCTATATCAATAGCAGATTTAGGTACAAACGAATTTAGACTCGCAAATAAAACAGTTATTATAGGAATGAAAGCAGAGGGACTTGGTGGTGTGATTGCTACACCTAATGGAAGTAATTATGATTACATAGCAGTTGCTTCAACTTTACAAACTGTTATAGATGGTGTCAATATTGAAAGACCTGATTTATCATTTATTATAGAATTAGTTGTTGCCTTTTTAGTAGGAAGTGCTATAATAATACTCACAAGATTTACACCATATTATGTGGTTGGTGGAATAATGGTTGCCTTTTCAACAGCGGCTGTATATGGTACAATTTATTTCTTTGGTAAAAATCAATTAGTAGATGTTACTTGGATTTTAGTAACAATATTATTTGTAGGATTGCATAGTATATTTAATAGATTTATCTTAGAATTTAAACTAAAACAACAAATTAGAAAACAGTTTGAATCTTACCTTGACCCTCGACAAGTTGCCATATTACAAAAAGACCCTAGTAAATTAAAATTAGGTGGTGAACGAAGAGAAATGTCTTTCTTATTCATGGACATTGTAGGATTTACACCTATCTCCGAATACTATAAAAATAATGATGACCCCGAAGGACTTGTACAAGTTATAAATGATTACTTAAATAGAATGAGTAAGATAGTATTAGACAACGGTGGTACAATTGACAAGTACATGGGTGATTGCATAATGGCCTTCTGGAACGCACCCCTAGACTGTCCTAATCATGCGGAAATGGCTGTTAAGACAAGTATAGAATGTGCTAAAGAAACGGCAAGATTAAAGAAAGAATTTAAAGATAAAGGACTACCAGACATAAACATAGGTTCAGGTGTAAACACAGGTACTTGTATCGTAGGTAATATGGGTAGTGATATGAGGTTTGACTATTCAGTCATTGGTGACGCAGTTAACTTAGCTGCTAGACTAGAGGCTGCAACACGAAATTACAAAGACAAAAAAGGTAATGTCGTGACTACATTATATTCATCTTATACAATGGACCAACTTAAAGATATTAAATCTATAGAAGTTGACAAAATTAAGGTGAAAGGTAAAGAAGAACTAATTACAATTTATAAACCTGTGATGGAAAAGGAGGATGCTTAATATCATATAATTTTCTAAAATAAAAGGAGGTCTTTTGACTAGATTACGACAGAGAAAACTACATAAAGTAATTAAGAAGAGAGTAAGAGCCGACCATAGAACACGATTATATTTAATTTTTTATAGTTGGGTTTTAATTAGAAAACAAAAAGATAGAAGGAGAAGAAGAACTTTAAAAAAACTTTGGAAAGAAGATAGATTAAGACAACTGAAAAACGGAGGTATTCCTTTGGCAGCCTAAAATCATAAATATGAAATATAGGACAATCTAAAAAAGGTGCCTGTTTACACAGCAATTCAAAGTTATGTTTAAAGTCCTATTTCAGCGTCCAAAAGGATAGATAGTTTAATGGAAACAACAGACATAAAAATACAATTAGAGGGTCTAAAAAAAGATATTGAGAATATCAGTCATCTCAATGGAAGATTAGACACAGCAATTGAAAAGTTAACAGATGTATCTACATCCATTAAACAGATGTTAGCTGTACACGAGGAAAAAATATCCAGACAAGAACAAATAGATGAAATTATTTTTGATAAATTAAAAGAACGAGCTGGTGAAATTGATACTGTCCATAGAGAACTAAGTAAAGAAATTCAACAAGTAGAAAAAAGATTATTAATTGAGATTCGTCAAATGAAGCTTGACATTGGCGGAAGAGTTGGTATACTAGAGAAGTATAAATGGTTGGTATTAGGTGGTGCTATAGTCTTAGGTTGGGTCTTCTCGACAAATTTCAAAACCATTATAGAAATGATGTCATAGGAACTGGAGTGCTTTTAATCAAAAAAAGCGCTTAAAAATTCTCTGGTATTTTTTTATGCTGGAAGTTTTTCCACCATTGACAATATTATGTGTTTAGTGTATATTAGAGTTTGCTATGTCGAGTTATATTGATTTAAAATTTATTAATGAGTTAAGTGCCAGATTGTCGCAGTTTAAAAAGAAAGGCGACTATTTGTTCAACTTTAGATGTCCACATTGTGGTGACTCTAAAAAGAACAAAACCAAGGCAAGAGCCTATCTCTATAGAGTAAAAAATGACATGTTTTTTAAATGTCATAACTGTGGTGAAGGACAGAGTTTTGGAAATTTACTAAAATTTTTAGATAATAAGAAATACGAACAATACTTATTAGAAAGATATAAAGGGTCGGCACCCTCCACGCCTCAGCCGAAGTTTACTGACTTTAAACCTAATTTTAAAGAAGTAAAAATATTAGATGGTCTTCAATCTGTTTCTGATTTGAAAGAAGACCATCCAGTAAAACAGTATGTTTTAAAAAGAATGATACCCGAATCATATCATTCAAAATTATTTTTATGTGATAAGTTTATGGCATTTGTGAACAAAGCAAAGCCAAATACTTTTACTCATACAAAAGGTGAACATCCAAGATTGATTATACCTTTTTATGACACAGACGGTAAAGTGTTTGCTTTTCAAGGCCGAGCTTTCGGCAAAGAACAACCAAAATATCTAACTATTAAGTTAGACGAGAATAAACAAAAGGTTTACGGTTTAGATACTGTTAACCTACAAGAACATATTACTATAGTCGAAGGACCTATAGATAGTATGTTTTTAAATAATTGTTTGGCGGCCGCCGGTGCAGACTTGACAATAAAGGTAGAACCTGATAATGTAACATACATATTTGATAACGAGCCAAGAAACAAAGAAATTATAAAAAGAATGTATGATGTGATTGAAAAGGATTATAATGTGGTCATCTGGCCAGATGATGTACAACTGAAAGATGTAAATGATATGATTATGAATGGTATGACAAAGGCAGAGGTACAAAGTATTATAAGTAGCAACACCTTTTCAAAATTAGAAGCGTTAACTAAAATGAGTTATTATAAGAAATGTTAGGAGAGATTAATGGTAAATAAAGAAATATTAAATGTACAGAAAAGAAACGGAAGAGGTACTGAACCTCTTAACATTGAAAAGATACACGAAATGGTGGAATATGCATGTGAAGATATTTCAGGTGTATCATCATCTCAGGTTGAGATGTCAAGTGGCCTACAATTTTATGATGGTATGACCACAGATGAAATTCAACAAATTTTAATTAAATCAGCTTCAGACCTTATCTCATTAGAAAATCCTAATTATCAATATGTAGCGGCTAGATTACTTCTTTATAGTTTGAGAAAACAAATTTTTCGTAAATTGTGGGACCACCCACACATTTATGAACATGTGAAAAAATGTGTAGATATCGGAGTTTATGATAACGAAATCTTAAATTGGTATGACAAAAAAGATTTTGATAGAATGGAAAACTGGATTACACATGAAAGAGACTATGATTTCACATATGCAGGCCTAAGACAGGTCATTGACAAATATTTGGTGCAAGATAGAAGCACAGGTCAAGTATTTGAAACACCACAATTCATGTACATGATGATTGCAGCTACTTTATTTGCCAAATATCCAAATAATAAAAGGATGAGTTATGTTAAAAAATATTATGACGCAATTTCAAAATTTAAAATCAACATTCCTACTCCCGTTATGGCGGGTGTTAGAACACCTATTCGCCAATATGCTAGTTGTGTGTTGGTTGATGTTGATGATACTCTGCCTAGTATTTTCAGTAGTGATATGGCTATTGGCAATTATGTTGCACAAAGGGCTGGTATCGGTATTAACGCTGGGAGAATCAGAGGTATCAATTCGAGGATTAGAGGCGGTGAAGTCCAACACACAGGAGTTATACCTTTCCTCAAAAAGTTTGAGTCAACAGTTAAGTGCTGTACTCAAAACGGTGTTAGAGGTGGCAGTGCAACGGTTCACTTCCCTATTTGGCACAAAGAAATAGAAGACATTATTGTTTTAAAGAACAATAAAGGGACAGAGGATAACAGAGTTAGAAAATTAGATTATTCAATTCAGTTGTCTAAAATATTTTATGAGAGGTTTATAAATGATGAAGATATTACATTATTTTCTCCACACGAAGTACCTGAACTCTACGAGGCTTGGGGCTCGCCTGAATTTGATGAACTTTATAAAACAGCTGAAAGAAAAACCAGCGTCAGTAAAAAGAAAGTGTCAGCACAATCGTTGTTGTTCGACATGCTTAAAGAAAGAGCAGAGACCGGAAGAATTTATATTATGAATATTGACCATTGTAATACTCATTCTAGTTTTAAAGATAGAGTTTACATGTCAAACTTATGTCAAGAGATTACATTACCTACAGACCCTATTCAACACATTGATGGAGAAGGTGAGATTGCATTATGTATTTTAAGTGCTATCAATGTTGGTAAATTAAATTACCTTGAAGACTTAGAAAGTCTTTGTGACCTTGCAGTAAGAGCTTTAGATGAAATTATTGACCATCAAAGATATCCTGTCAAGGCTGCCGAAGTATCTACAAAGGCAAGAAGAAGTTTAGGAATTGGTTATATTGGTCTTGCACATTATCTAGCAAAACTAAAATTAAAATATAGTGATAAACAGGCGTGGAAAGAAGTTGACGAATTAACAGAGGCATTTCAATTCTATCTATTAAAAGCAAGTAATGAAATTGCAAAAGAAAAGGGTCAATGTGATTATTTCCACCGTACAAAGTATTCAGACGGCATCCTACCAATTGATACTTACAAAAAGGAAGTTGATGAACTTTCAGGCAGAAAACTGTCTATGAAATGGGAACAACTCCGTAAGGATATCAAAGAACATGGGCTAAGACATAGCACCTTATCAGCTCAAATGCCGTCTGAATCTTCTAGTGTGGTTTCAAATGCTACAAACGGCATTGAACCACCTAGAGATTATTTAAGTATTAAAAAATCTAAAAAGGGTACTTTAAAACAAGTTGTGCCAGATTATAATAGATTGAAGAACCATTATACTCTTTTATGGGATATGAAAGGGAATGAAGGATATATAAATATCGTTGCAGTAATGCAAAAGTATTTTGACCAAGCTATTAGTGGTAATTGGTCTTACAATCCAGAAAATTATGAAGACAATCAGGTGCCAGTTTCAGTTATGGCTCAAGACCTGCTGTCAACATACAAATACGGTTGGAAGACTTCTTATTATCAAAATACATATGACGCTAAGAAAGACCTTGACGAACCAACACATCCGGTTGGTTGGACAGATAATGTAGAAGAAACTAAACCAACTACTTTGCAAGTGGAAGATGATGAAGCTTGTGAAAGTTGTACTATATAGAGTACAGGAAAGGGCTTTATGGCATATTTGTGTGTCAATACACCTCATGTTGATGTGTATGTTAAGAAAGAGTATCTATATGATGGTAATAGAGGACACGGTGAATTAGTTGAGGGTGTATGGGTAACGGCTAAGTCTATTCAAGGTAGAGCATTATATTTTGAAACATATATTCCAGAATATGGTGCTTTGTATGATAAGTTACCGATTAGTGCATTTGTATGGAAAAAAGATTATGAAGGAGAAGTGCCTTTAACAGAATTACAGTTATGGGACTGTTTTAGTTATGATATTGCAATTATTGAAAAACAAATGCTTAGTGGCAATCAATGTAAATATTTGTCATCAAGTAAAAAATGGTATAAGGGTTGGTACATGTTTACACTAGACAATGCTAATTCAACAAATTTAGAAAGAAATGTAACTTATAGTGAAGTACCGTCACAACATAAGTCATTTAATATTTTAAAGTTAGAGAACGGCTATTTTGCAGCTCAACCTAACAACAGAGTAATATTCTATGATAAGAGTTATACTCCTAGCGAGTTGAAGTTTCCAGACTTCAATGTGTCCACTAAAGAGTATAGTGTAGAATGTGAACAAAAATGGACAGCAGGTGATGACGACAAATTTTTTTATGATTTAGAGGAGAGAAAAGAGTAATGGCTAAAAGCGTATTCAGTAAAGAAAAAGGACTAGACTTCACAAAACAACCTATGTTTTTTGGTGAGGACTTACAAGTACAACAATATAGTGATATGAAATATCCTATATTTGATAAATTAAACCAACAACAATTAGGTTATTTTTGGAGACCAGAGGAAGTTTCTTTACAGAAAGATAGAAACGATTATCAAGAACTATCTCCTCAACAAAAGTTTATTTTTACTTCTAACTTGAAGTATCAAACTATGTTAGATAGTGTACAAGGTAGAGGTCCATGTTTGGCCTTTTTACCATTTGTATCTAATCCTGAATTAGAAGGCTGTATTGTCACATGGGATTTCATGGAAACAATTCACAGTAGAAGTTATACATACATTATTAAAAATCTATATTCACAACCTAGTGAAGTATTTGACACTATTATTGAAGATGAAAAAATTGCAAATAGAAGTAAATCAGTTACACAAACTTATGATGAATTGATTGACTTAGGTTATAGATGGCATTTAGATAAGAGTAAAGTTGACCTTTACGAACTTAAAAAGAAAATGTATCTTGCAATGGTAACTGTAAACATTTTAGAAGGCCTTAGATTCTATGTATCGTTTGCTTGTTCATTTGCATTTGGTGAACTTAAATTACTTGAAGGTAGTGCAAAGATTATTTCTTTTATTGCAAGAGATGAAAGTCAACACCTTGCAATGTCACAAACAGTTATTAATAACTGGCATGACCGTAATGATGACAAAGATATGTTAAAGATTAGAAAAGAAGTAGAACAAGAAGTTTACAAAATGTATGATGACGCATTACAGGAGGAAAAGCGTTGGGCGACACATCTATTTTCTCAAGGAAGTATGATTGGATTATCAGAAAAACTGTTACACCAATTTGTAGAATACATGGCGAACAGACGAATGAAAAGTATCGGACTAGAGCCAAGATACGAACAAAAATCAAACCCTTTACCATGGGTAGACCATTGGTTGAATTCAAAGGGTACACAAAACGCACCACAAGAAACAGAAATTGAGTCCTATGTTATTGGTGGTATTAAACAAGATGTTAAAAAGGACCAATTCAAAGCATTTAAACTATAATGGAAAAAGCAATTAAAAAGTGTTCCTCATGTGAGACTAAATATACCGTACAATGGGATATTGAGGAACAAGATTTAGAACCTCTTACATGCCCATTTTGTGGATTTGAGGTAGAAAATGAGGAAGACCAACCAGAAGAAGTCTGGACTAACGAAGACGAAGACGACAATTGGGATTGATTATAGTTTAACAAGTCCAGCTGTATGCTTAGATGATGGAAACTTGATGTTTTATTATCTGACAAATAAGAAAAAATGGATTGGTAAAATGAGTGAAGATATAATTGGTTACGAACATAAAGAGTGGACTGACCCTATACAAAGATTTACTTATATATCTGATTTTGTTTTTGATATTATCGGCTCGCTTGTTAATCCTGAAATTTACATTGAGGGTTATTCTTTTGGTTCTAAAGGCCAAGGTCTTTTTCAAATCGCTGAAAATTGTGGCATACTCAAATATAGACTTCTTGAAAAAGGCTTAACATATAATACCGTTGTACCAAGCGTTGTTAAAAAAGGTGCTACAGGCAAAGGTAACGCAGACAAAGACATGATGTACGAGGCATTTGTAAAAGAAACTAACATTGATTTGAAACAAATATTTGATACAGAAAAAGTAGGTAACCCTATATCAGATATTGCAGATAGTTATTTTATACAAAAGGTTGGTTATGGATTACGCAAGTAAAGAAGACGCAATTATTTTTCCTTACATAAAAAGTTTATACACAACCGGCAAAATTATTGATGTTGGTTGTAAGTCTGGTAAATGGTCACTTATGTTGAAAGATACAATACCTGAAGAAAACTGGATTATGTTTGAAGCCATCTCAAAATTTGTAAAAGACTTATCTAGGTTTTATAAAAAATCAGAATTGCACAATGTAGCACTTTCTGATGTAAATGAAGACGGAAGAAGATTTATTGTAGATAGAAAACATTATGGCCATTCTTCATTTACACACAACGGCAAAAGTGATTTAGAAATCAGACATGTTAAATGTCGAAAATTGGATGAATATAATTATAAAGATATATGGTTTATTAAAATAGATACTGAAGGACACGAACTACCTGTACTTAAAGGTGCAAAAGAAACTATACTAAGAAACAATCCTAT